AGGACATCCAAATAATAATCATAAATCCCTCCCTCATCCCATTCTCTTGATGTCTCATACCTATTACTATCATATTGACCACTACCCAAAAGATCTATAATTGAATATATATCATTCTTATCTAAATCTTCAAATAACCCCAAATAGTCTTCATCACTATCAAATTGAATCGTTATCTTACTTAATCCCGGAGATTTTTCGTTAAAAATTATATCATAAAGTAAATTATCATATTTACCTAAAGACACCCAACCAGGATCATAACCATTTTTTATCTTAACCAATAATTTATATACATCACTACCAAAAACTTTCTCACTAATAACACCCTTAATTGTTGGAAATTCTTTATATATATCCGTAGGATCAGTGAAAGTAACATTACTACTAATTTGTCTGAATTCAGTTTTACCATCAACATTATGCATAGAATAATCCCCATCATCAACACCATCAATAATGAAATATAAATCACCCTCACGGTATTTATCATTCCAGTTAGTATCATACTCCCACCCACCAAAATACTCGGCAGCCATAGAGTCAAATACCTCAATAAATTTTACCTTATCGTCCTCATAAATAATCTTACTCGTTTCGTATGGGTTGTATTCTCCGTTTTCCATATATAATTAATAAATATCAATAATAGTTGGAATATTGAGTTTTTGTATTATCTTTGTATTTATAGAAACGAAAGTTCTTTGATTTATGGGGGTGTTTTTGGATTTGACAGATGTCGGCTGAAAATAAAGGGCACGTGGGGACTGAATTAATCTCCTTAAAAACTGATTCAGAAAAACAATCGGCGACGTATTATCGAAAATGGAAGTTATTGGATTAGTCCGTACTTCTGAAGTATCTGTAGCTTAATAAGTAACGGAAACGGGGGTCGGTGGACATATAACCTAGCAACAGAAGTCCCTACAAAGGTGTGGTTTCTACCCGAAAAGAAACAAAACGGGTATGGTTCCCCGAAAGAACTGTCACCGTTTATTGATCGGTGTGAAAAATCAAATATTTTGGGGTGTTAGAAAATACCAACCTAAACGTGTAGTCCTTGTTTTACGGGATGTTTTGGACGAGCGTTCGAGTCGCTCCACCTCCACTTAGTATTAACCTCATCTTAAAAAATGAGGTTTTTTTATGCATTTTTTTGTGGAGATGGTTTTTTTGTGGAGATGTATATATTTATAATAAACACACATAATGGAAAAAAGAAAAAAAGAATTAACCGTTTGTTCTAACCCTAACTGCAGATTAGAATTTCTTAAGGATAAATCAGAAATTAATAGAAATAAAAAAATAAATAGAAAAAATTATTGTTCATTATCTTGTAGTGGTAAAATGAATAATAAACATTTATTGAATTATGTAGAATCAAACACTAAATATTTAATTCCTAACAATAAAAAAGATGATTATTCCGGTTTAAGAGAACATTTAAGACGGGCAAAAAAAAGAGACCCTAATTTTAATATATCAATTGAAGACTTATTTGATCAATGGTCACTCCAAAATGGAATTTGTGTTTATAGTGGTGTTAAACTTAACCACCCAAAAGATGGGGGGTCAAACATCGTAAAAGCATCTTTAGATCGAATAGATAGTGATAAAGGATATATTAAAGGTAATATCCAATTTATTAGTATTATTTGTAATCACGCTAAAAACAATTTAACACATAACGAAATGTTAGAATTTTGTAAAATAATGTCTAAGGTTTAGTATAAACCTCATCAGAAATGGTGGGGTTTTTTTATGCGTTAAAATTATTGTTTTGTGTTGTGCGATTATTATTGTTTTGATCACAAAAAAAGGAACCGAAGTTCCTTTTAATTATATTCCTTTATTATTTTGTCCTTGGATCGGTTTAACGTTTTTAAGTCTTGCAACTAAGGATTCATCATGGAAAAAGTTTGTGTTATCAATTTTCTCACCATTTTTAACTATATTACTGAATAACATCTCAAATGCGTATAGAATATCGTTATATGTCTTTTCGTCCATACCAGGTAAACGATCTACAGTTAACTTAACTATACCATCTTTACTATTATATGTTAATTTTCCCGTTAATTTAGAGAAGTCCATATTAACATCACGTAAAAGACCTTCAATGTCAAGAACACGACCTATTGTTCCTAAATTAACTGTTAATTCTTTAACACCATTTATTTCCTTACCACCAGTAACCGTAAACTTTGCGTTTTTTTTTGTTCCTAGATAATAAGTTGTCGTTGAAGTTTGTTCGGATAAAACACCATATAAACCTCTTATTTCATTTTTTTCGTTTTCGGTAATTATAAATTTTCCCATAATAGTATATTGTTTTAGTTATAAATATACAGAAAACAAAAAAAGGGATCGATTCACATCGTCCCTAATTAATTTTTTTTAACTTAATAAGTTTTACCTAAAAAATAAAAACTTGAGATTACAGTTTTTGTTGAGAATCTTTTGGAGGATTATTGTTTCCCTTCGTATCCACTTCCTTTTGAGAAGTATTTCCCAGTGACGGTCTTTTAGGTGTACCACTCCTTGAGATAATAGTTACTCTCTTATTACTCAACTCTCTTCGAGGATGCCTCCCCAACTTTTCCTTGCGGGAATAGAGGTTTTTAGTAAGAATACAGTCAGACTTGCGATCTTTCTGTGCAATGAACGGTTCATTACTATGTAGTCACCTTTCACTATTACCTGACGGACACTTTTGCTTTATAGTTATAAATGTTACTTCATTAACACTAAAGTTTTTGTGTCGTGGATTGATCAAAGCAGTGGTCCGTCTTTCAGATTCGTTGTCTTTTGAACAACGAAATACCAAACTGCTTCGTGAAATGTCCCCATTTCGATATTTTAAGATTACTTCGAGATTTACCCCTTGGTAGGAGATTGTCAAGGTTAGTAACGGCACCACCCGTTCTCTAACATACCTTTCGGTTTTAAGTACCCTCTGATACTGGAACACGCAATAATATAATCGGATAACCATATTTTTTGCAATATTCCTACGGGTTATTCCTATAGATGTTCCCATCGCAACAAGATGACCCACATCACCTTATCATTTAACCATTTTCCCTACATCGTTGACCTCGGTACTAAAGATTAAACGGTATCCCGCTTGTGTACTCAAGTTCAGTTTCCTAAACCGCAAACCCAACACACTTAAGGGTTCACTTTATCCTACTTTCGTAGTTTATTTTATGGACTATACACGGACCAATATCTTTATCAGTTTCATTACTTACTCCTGAACGGATAATCTAATTTTTCAAAGAACGTTATCGGACGTTTCCGATTTTGTTTTACAAAGTTACGACATTTGTTTTGTTTTGTCAAGTACTTTATGAACTTTTTTTAATTTTTTGTTGTTTCGATGTAAACATCTTCACTTCCGTGAAAAGACGCTCTTGATCTTGCAAATTCAAGGTTAGAGGTCCAATACTTTTTTCCGTCAGATCCGTAGTACGAATACATAACAACATCTTTGTTGATTTCTTCTGTCATTTTAAGAATGATTTTTAATTTGTTTTACAAAGTTAATACTTTTAAGTTAATCTGTCAAGTATTTTTTTTCTTTTTTTTTGTTGTGTTGTGTTGAACACCTTAACAACAATACAAATATATGTCTTTAGTTTTGATTAAACAAGGGGTTAGATGATTTTTTTCATAATATCTTTAATTCTATCTACCTCCTCATTCATATGGTTATATTCTTCCGTATTTAAATGTTTTAATATTGCCTTATATTCGTCTGAATTAAGTAAATCCTTAAATGTCATAAACTTATTGGTTTTAGTTGTTGATCCCAACCATTTTTTAATTTCGGCAATAGGGTTTAATATTCCCTTAGACCTCATTTTATCAATTAACTTATTTAAGTTTACTTTTGATTTTTCATCAAACTTAACCAATTTAACGGTTTCTTTATTTGGTAGTTCTTTAACGACTTCTTCGGAGTCTTTAGAACCTATTTTTTTAACACCTACGTGAATATGATCATAATGATCTTTAACTTTCCAACCAAATTGGTATCTATATCCGTCTTTATTTACATTTAACCACTTACCACCGGTATAATCGGAATGACTACCATTATCAAATTTTGACATTATACATTTAAGTAATTCATCACCTTTTTCACCTTTTGTTGGTATATCAATGGCATATGCCGATAAATTACCCTCATAGTGATCAGATACATTACCTGATGCGGTTTTTACTCTAGATCTTTTTTGTGATGAGATTGGGTTCTTTTTACCACTACAAGATTTGACATAGTTTGCAATCTCCAAAGTTCTTTCCATTGATCCACCCCAATCGTTATTGGTACCACCAAAAACAACCTTACCAGAATCTACAGATCCTTGAGGAAAACCATATGTATTTGCTTCGTTTAATATCATAACTTAAAATGAATTATATTATAAATACTTCATTATTTGAAAACCATTCTGGAATTGGTCTATTTTTCCAAGAAACAATCCCTGACTTAGCTCCTTTATAATATTTTTGGTATGATAATACTACCGATTCTATTGGGTAACAATAACTCACAACTTTAAACTCATCAGGCATAGCCAATGGTGGACATTTAAAACCAACATCACGAATATTTGGTTTATTAACTAAACACCACTCAATAATATCTTGTGATTTATGTCTTTTACCATATCGGTAGGTATATTCTTTACATAATTCTAACCCAAGATCGCATAGATATAGATAGTTAGATAATGATTCTCTAACCCAAATCGCACAAGGATGATTTTTATGTGATAATTTATAAGGTGCCTCAGATCCCATAACCCAATGAGATCCACACAACAATTGTGCAGTCTCAAGTATCATTTTTACTACGTGCTTATCACAATGATATTCTGCACATTTTTTAGTATCATAATCAAGGAAAAATATATTCATACCACAAAGATATGAAATTATATTAGATTAAAAAATTTAATTTGATAAGTGTGTCATAAGAACACCACCAAGAGATGAGGCATGAACCATAATATGATTTATTGCTTCTATATCAAGTTTTGTTTTACGTTTTGTATAATCCATCCCTAATGTTCCAATAAATTTACCATCAATTGTTTTAATTGCAAATAGATATCCAGATTTACAGTTTGTATCTTCGGCAATGTATTTAAGTCCAAATGTTGGGATTGTTTCATCTTTGAAGTCAGATATTTCAATAACATCATTAACCAATAATTGATTAATTGATTTACTAAAAAGATTTACGGGGATATTGTGAAAATTTGTTTGTATTGAACTAACCCCAGGATTAACTGTTTCATACATAACTGAGAATTTTGCCATTGATTTTCCTGTTGGATAAAAATTACCACCATTATGAAATTGGGTTACCCATACACGATCAGCATGGAATTCCTCCCTCATATGTTCTATTTTGGTTGTTACCAATTCACTCACTCTGAGTGTCTCTGTAACCATATCAGGTTTTTTCTTATTTCTATTTAAATAGTTTTTAAGTAGTATAATCATAATAGGACCTAAAACCCCTGTAATAAATGCAATTAGTATTCCCGTCATATTTTCAAACATTGTAATATATAAGTATTACGAAGTTTAAAAAAAATCAACAGATTACGTATTTCTACGTAGTTTATTTTTTAAATCATCCCTGTTTTTTGGTAATACTTATTTAATAACCCCACAGTCAATGGTGCCGATTTTTCTCTACCTAAAACTCTATTAAATATTGGGTTTGAATTTGCAACTTTTGTTGCTGATAAACCTTTGGCTTGTATAACAAAATCATCAGGTTTTCCTGCCGCAACGGGGAAAAAGTTATAGATATATAAATCTGCAGGTTTTTTAATTTTACCTTTTTCATATCCTGACAACCAAAATTGTTTTATTGCCTCCATTTGAACTTCTAAATTATCTCTTAAATCTTCTAATGTGTATTGTTTACCGTTAACAGTTTTAACTGGTCCACTACTAGGACAAAATTGTATTAAACCAACACACCCAATACTATTCTTTATTCTTGGATCTAATCCCGACTCATGCTTCATTAATTTTATTATAGAATTTTCTGATATATTAATAGCGTCAGATATTTCACTTAATTTTTTCTTAAAAATTGGATTATTCAACAATTTACCGCCTTTTTCGGTTACTTTACTTCCACTATCAATTGTGGTGTCTTTTGGCGCATCAAGTAATTTAACATCAATTAATTTTATGTCATTTAAAATAACATCAAGATCAACATTACCATTTAAAAATTCAATAAATTTTTTAAGATTTTTACTATCAGAGGGTATATCATCAGTTATCACATCCGTAACCTCAACCGACTCTTTTAAATTTTTATGTTTATTTAAAATACTTTTAACTTCCTCTTCTGTTATCACAATCTTTTTTTTCATAACCAATACATTATTAATATAAATATTGGAGAAACCAAAAAAACCCACTATTAATGTGGGTTTAATTAATTATACACTTATTGTGGACCAGCCTGGACTCGAACCAGGGACTTCAACATTATGAGTGTTGCACTCTAACCAACTGAGTTACAGGTCCAATTTTGCAGGACACGCCTAACCTGCTGATCTGATATCAATATACTCTTCAGTGTTACCCCACCAACGTTTTTTTGTAGTCAGGGCAGGATTCGAACCTGCACAGTAGTTACGCGAGTTTGTATTTATAATAATAACTACTTTAATTATCACCCTGAGCGTCTAACCAATTCCGCCACCTGACTATTTTGTTATTTTAATACCATATATTTAACACCATCAACGATCTTAACCATATACTTACCTTGATCCTTGATCTTGTCATTAGATCTCTTTGTTGATCTACTTGTTTTTACATTCTTCTCGGTCTCACCAAACTTGTTAATGATAACCTGTCTCATTGAAAATCTTTCCATATCTTTTTTGTTTCTACGAAGATATGTATTTTTAATTGATTTTCAAAACTTTAACATCACACCAGTACTAAATAAATAATTATTTTTATTTATACCCGTAATAAACACCCTTTGGAATACCTTAAAATTTGGTGTAATGTAAAATCTTGCTCTAATATCGTAAGCTCCAAAATTAAAATAATCTGTAATGGTTAACTCTGAAAGACCATTGGCATTTATAATAACACTACTATTAAGTTTTGTTGAAAGGGTTACTTTAAATCTATCATATGGTTTAATAACCACAATACCGTCAGACGTTTTAGGTATTAATATTTTATTTATATTGATCTTGGCAATTGAATCAAAATTATATTTATCATCATATAATTTTAATGGTTGAGACAACACATTTAGTGAGATAAAAATAACAATTGTTGTTAATAAATTTTTCATAATTTAATTTCTATTTAAAACATTAAATGATGTTGAGATATTCTCCCAACATCATTATTAAAGATCTAAAACCTACCAAGCGGTTACTTGGATTTACGATCTTATTGCGGAGATTACGGGAGTCGAACCCGCTCCGTACACCGTGACAGGGTGACATCTTAACCATTTGACCTAATCTCCAAAAATCCCTATAGGAGACAACTATAAGTGGATAATTCGGTTTTTACTATTTCAAAAACCTGCGGGTCTTACCCCTTGAAAACGTCAATCCTTACTTGGGGGAGAGGAGGATCTTCCTTCCTTATTCCCAACGAGTGCCCCTTGACGTGGTGGTACCAACTCCGTTAAGTTTTGAGGGATACTTAAAAACCCTACGAGTGTCTTTTTCTCGTTTGTAGTCAGGACAGGAATCGAACCTGTAAGCAGCTATTAATCCTTTATGAAAGTCTTGCAACACTTTGACCAATGTTGCCACCTGACCATAAAAAAAGATCCTGAATTGTCCCTGCACTAAACCAGGAGGATCTTTTAGTTTTCTTATATTTAGTGTCATCTATATCCCTCACCGTTATGACTAGAATTCGCTAGTCCGTAGTAACCATCCCCGGTGGGTTTCTACTTTCACACTCCGTCTTTGTTTATTCTACCAATCAAGTGAGTCATGGTTTTTACTACTCGGCGTTCAGTGCTGCCCTCAGAACATCTTCACCCTACCCCCAAAGTTACGTGGTGAGTCTCACTCGGAAGAAGAGTGTATATTGTAAGATTGTTCAGTATTCTCACAACTTGTGGATTGTATTACGATCACTTAAGACCCCTTACCCCCTTAATCCATAATGGGGAATCCTTACCTAACCTGTGTAGCCTCCCCCATAGCCTTGAAGCCTTCAAGTCAGGTTCACACACCATAACAGTCGGATACGTCTGCCAATCGTGGGGTCTTAATTAGAGTATGACGTATGCTTGTCTTGTGGTTGTTTCCATCCGAGGACTCACGGTTCTCTCTAATTGTCTTACAAATATAGTAATTTTTTTTAATTTAAACAATCCATCTAATTAATAATTTACCTTCCATAGTTGGTAAAAAATCAGCATCACCCATATCCTCAACAGGTACTTGAAAATGAACTCTCATTTCTTCTAAGTCCGCATAATAATATACAATCCCTTTTCTTACAAACTGTATGTGAGCGTTAGGATTTTGTTTATATAGTGACTTTTTAATATCGTTTTTTTCCATAATTTTTATTTTTAGTTGTCAGGACAGGAATCGAACCTGTGTGGTGCCATTATTCACCTGGATAACCTCTGTCGAAAGAGATACTCGGGATTGATCTCCGAGTGCGATACCATTCCGCTCACCTGACCAAAGTTGAGGTTGAGATCCTCTGTGTTGTTGTATAGTTTCTTTATAACTCTAAATTATTCCTTTCTCAAGGGAACAACACAATTTTTTGATAGTGATGGAGTACCCGTCTCGCTCCAATCTTAAGTGCATAATCGTAGTTTTACGAGGCCTCGGCACTGTCCTTTTCAGGGGGTAATGAATTCCTGATCCACTCTGGATTGTCGACATCCGTTGAGGTGGGGAAAACCACTATCAATATTTTAAAAGGTTTAACGGTTATAGATACTTTATTATCTCCACTTTTAGCTCCCAACGTAAAGATCACTCTTCCTAATTGTCTTATAAGTTTCATAGATTTTTATCCTCTCTAACACTTATATCAAAACCTGCCGTTAAACACTTTAATATTTTAAAAATGGTAAGACCTTAAGATTTACTTATTCGTGAGTCACCTCATCTCTACTACCTATACCTCGCCTTCAACATCCGTTCTACCCAAACCATCGTTTATATACCTGTTAACCTCTCGGTTATCTCTGAGTACCTCCTCAACGTTTTAAATCTGATAGGGGCTCCATTTTGCTCATCATTACTGATTCCCTATGGGATTCTGCTGATGTAGGTCTATCTGATATCTTACCAAATTTTTGAACCACCCATAGGACTCGAACCTATAATCCTTCGGCCAATTAAGACCGATGTGCAAACCAATTTACACCATAAGTAGTTAATCAAGAAGACAACCAGAAATTAGTGGATCCAAATCTCTTTAAGCTATATGGATCATCTTCTTGTTAGGATCAGGTAATTACTCCGATCTTTGTATTCCCACGGGGAATCGAACCCCGCTTTCCAGGATGAAAACCTGACGACCTAACCGATAGTCGATGGGAACAAATTTGTCAGTCTCTCCTGACCGTCACCATACTTGGTTTGTCTTACAAAGATATGTAATCTTTATTGATCTACCAAATTTTTTTACGGTTTTAACTCAATTTCTGTGTAAACATTTTCATTTTCAGCTGAATTTATACCTCTATACATTAACTCAACATCAGTATCGGAACTACAATCATAATACCTCATAGTATCAATAATTAATACTTTATCTTCACTTACCCTATGATGTACAAATTGTCCTACATTATATTTGAAATTATTTTTATATATAACCTCTTCGTCAGGACAACTACAACTTCCCAATAAAAGGAGGGTGATCATAAAGATCGTCCCCCCTATTAATTTACCTTTCATTATTTGTTTAGGTTTAAAAACAACCCTGACCCACCAGCCACTGTTGTTGGTAATTTACCATCCCAAGATTGTGCCTTTAAGAATTCAATATACATTGGGGTTAATTGTGTCTGTTTGATCTTAATTGCAAGTGCCGAAGCGTTTGCGTTAATCACTGTTTCAGCAGAATCGGCTCTTGCCACGGCAACCTTACGTTTACCCTCAGAGATCGCAGCAATTGCTTGTTGTTCCGATGCTTCCGCTTGTTGGATTGCCTTCGTCTTTGCGATAATCGCTTCCTGTAAGGTTTCAGGTGGTGTAATGTTTGTTCTCAATTGAGACACATTAAACCATTTAGATAACCTAACATTACATTCCGCAACAATTGCCGATTCAAATGATTGTCGGTGATTAAAAATACTATCAACTTCCCAAGTGTTCGCAACGTCATTAACCGCTCCGATAATTGCATTCTTCAACCATCCATGTTCAATATCCGCAATTGGTCGTCTTAAATTTACAAACATATCACCAATCGCATCCTCACGTAATGAATAGTTGAATGTTGGTTTGATTGTTGCACTAAACCCACCTTTTAAGATTACAGATTGATCGTCATACTCAATATGTTGTTGGAAGATTGGAAACTCCAATACCTGTGTTACCCAACTATTGTATACAACCCAACCTGTTTTGTATTGGTATTTTGCAACACCACGTTCAGCCCCACTTAAATTAACAACAATTCCTTTGTTACCAGCATCAATTCGTTCCACAGAATACGGTTGAAATAAACTAATTAAAAGTCCTATTACCACAACCAAAATTGGTTTTAAAAACGGTAAACTCACATTATTTTTTGCGTTATTTAAAAACATAAACACACCTACGATCAACGAGATCGATAAAATTCCAATACTAATCATTTTTTTCTTCTTTCTTTAATTTGTTAAATACTTTATTTACTACTAACCTTATCATAAAGACGGTGTACATCAAGGCTATAACTGACCCACCCGCTTGTAGAATTATATCCACCTCTCTATTAATCACGTATTCAAAAAATACATTCATAACCAATAGGTAGACAACTGTGAGGATCACAACTCCCCAGATACCTAACTTAACTTTTCCCATTTCATCTTTTTTTTACATTTTTAGTTAGATAAACTTAAACATATTAACTGAATTAATCAAATTAATATTTGTGGACCGATAGGGAATTGAACCCTAGATTCCTGTATGCAAAACAAGTGTGATAGCCAACTTCACCATCAGCCCATAAAAAAAATAAATCTTCCGTGATCACCACGGGTTTGGATTTGATTGATGGTTTGTTCCCCATCACCTGTTGATGTGCACATCAGAGCAGGGTCCATTACAGAGTACCTTGAGTCATTTATATCTCTTCGGTTGGGTAGCTAATCCCATGAAGTCAAGGTTCCTTTCATCCGTGCAAGTCGGACTTCTGTAAGATTTATTTTGTGCGGGTAGAATGAATCGAACACTCATCTCCACATTGGAAGTGTGGAGTAATAACCATTATACGATACCCGCAGTTGTGACAACCTTTAGGTTCAGTTGTCACTGTTATCGGGAAAGGGGTGATCAAACCCACTAACATCACGGGTGTAAGTTTTTTACATTAAACTATCTCCACAAAACGCCAGTTTTTAACGCTCAAAACTGAATAAACGACTTGATACATTGTAACGCATATTTTAAGTGTATGTTACCTCATTCTCAAGTTGAACTCTACTGATTCACTCCAGTTGCGTAGCGTGGATTCGAACCACTCCTTTGGGTTATGAGCCCATTATGCAACCAAATACACCATAACGCAATATTTGTAGTTAGGACAGGACTCGAACCTGTCCGGGAGCACCTATAACCCTCCTCCTAACTAAAAACAATTAATATCAACCACCTTTCCTGTTCGGTAGGATTCTCACCCACACATATTAATTGATATTTTAAGTTTTGCGATCCATAGTTAACACACACTCTCGTTTCACTATTTTGTGTTAACAGGTTAATAAACTTTACGAGTTTCCCGTTTCTTATATCTCACATACCTTATTTGTCTTACAAAGATATGTAATCTTTATTGATCTGCCAAATCTTTTTTCATTTATTTTTGTACCCGAGGAGGGAGTCGAACCCTCATTCCGAAGAACTGCGGCTTAAACACAGCGTGTATACCAATTTCACCACCCGGGCATTACTATCATTACCAATATGTCAAAGAACAAAAAAACCCATCTCTTTTGGAAATGGGTTTTAAAAAATATTATGTATTAATTTATCACACCATCACCATAGTAATATCTCCAGCTTCTAAATCAGCCCCCAATAATGTTATGATATGTAAATTTTTCATTTGCGTTTTTATTTGTTTTGTTATAAATATATGAAACTTTTGTAAAGTGTCAAGTTTTATTTAAAAATCTTCATCTTCATCGTCGTAATCTTCATCTTCTTCACCAACTATTGCGTAGTTAAGTTCATCAAGAATAGCATGAACCGGAATTTCATCACCTTCTTCATTATAAAACATTCCTTCTGTTCCATACTCAGAATAGTCAACAAGAGTAGTACCCTCTTCAACAAGTTCATTATACATTTTAATAATGTCTTGTGGGTTAGCATATTTTCCAAGTTCCATTCTAACTCCCTCATACATGAATGGGATACGAATCATATCTTCTTCATTTTCTTTAATCACACGTTTAACAATCCTTGTTAAATCTGATTCTGTAAGTTTTATAATTTTTTTCATAATGTTATTTTAATTATAAATACCCACTCTTTTGTAAAGTGTCGAAGTTTTATAAAAAAATTCGCCCAATCATTTCTGACTGTCCCTAATACCGAATAGCGTCTTGAGGCTTCAGCGGCAACCCACTTACGTGGGAGGTTAGAACTTGTGTGTTAACTTACTCCTGTTATTGGTACACCAACCAACCGACTTAGGTTCAAGTAATCGGCTCAGGTCCCTGTGGTAGTGACACCACTTCTCATCATACGGGATCATATTAGGCGGGTACAACCCTCTTTTTGTTTATTTCCGAACACGGAAACCACGCGTAGTCAGGACAGGATTCGAACCTGTATTTACACCAATTGGACTCGAACCAACACACAGATATCTCCGTGTAGACACCAACGTCACCTGACTATTTTTTCATTTCTTCTAACATTCTATCTAACTCTTCACCATACTTTTTTGACTTCTCTAATCGTTCTTCAGATCGTTTAATTAACTCCTTATAGTTAATTAAGGGTTTTGGATTAAATAGTCTTAATGTAATTAATACGATTAAACTACCAATCAAGCTTCCAATAATTCCATACAATATTAATTCCATAATTTTAATTTTTTTTAAGTTTGTAGTCAGGACAGGATTCGAACCTGTATGAGAGTTTATTTACTATTTGGTCAGCCTAAGCTCCTTGTCTCAATCTTATCTCTCTCCCTTGCGAGGATAGCGTCTCTCCAATTCCGCCACCTGACTATGTGACATATATTGCTTTAGTGATTTTTGTTCAACTTGGAACACTCAGAATATGTCAGTCCACTATTAAACCCCGTAGTCAGGACAGGATTCGAACCTGTATGTGTAACTTTCTTGGCCCTTCCCCAATGGCACACTATCCACTCGTTAATTCAGCGTCTAACCAATTCCGCCACCTGACTAATACCGACGCCTTTACTTTCACGAGGTCTTGCATGTCTTTTTCAATATTTCTATCTTAGGACCCCATCGGTATTTTTTGAGGTTGAGAACCTCTGTGTTGTGTACATAAGAATCTATTTCTAAACTCAACCACTATACAAAATACCTTTTTCCTTTCTCAAGGGAACAACACGAGTTGCACATATTTCCCTTTAGTACATAGGTCCAGTCCACTTTTATCTGGTGAATTTATTGTGTGGTATTTCAACACAATTGGAAAGAATGTTACCCTGTCAGCCCAAGTTAATGAATATTAGACTTAGCATTAAAGGGTTGTCCTAATATCCTTCCATAAACAACTCCACTCTTGGTTGTGGATTCTACTCACAGGAATTGAACCTGAATCAAAGTACCTATAGACCACAGTATTTGTTTACTTCAGGCAGGGTAATATTTTAATGAGTTCCATTTGTTAAACTTACCCCATGTTTAAAACCGTGAATAAATTCGGTTATATCATCATCGGTCATATCTTTAAATGCCGATCCCACAACAACACCAATTTCATTACCAAGATCCGAAATATCACCCGTATAGTTCATTCTATTAACGGTCTCTTTTAATGAGTTTGCAATGTAATTAAATGTTGTGTTATCAAATTCCCTACTCATATTATTTAGTTTCTACAATATTATACGTACCCTCAACCATACCCCAAGAAGACTCTTCGTGGAATTGATATGTTTCAGCAACATCCGTTGAATTCATCGAACGAGTTAAATACCAAACTTGAGTTTCCTTCCAAGTAACATTAACTAATTTACGACCTTTAGGTAGATTGATCGTTCCCTCACCACCAAAACTTTTTACTCTTGAGTTCTCAGTACAAGACCCTAACATTACAATCACACCGATTGCTAAAAACAGTTTTTTCATATTTCTTTATCTACAATTTTAATTATTCTACTAGTTGGTACTCGTAATGTCTTACCATCACATAAATAAATGGTAGACATACCATTTTCATAGGAATTAACATCCCTCACGTCCATA